CATTAGTAACACCTCCGTCACTCTAAAGCCCGTCATGCTTGCTTCTTACTCCCTTTCCTCTGCTCCTCCATCTGACTACGCGAAGGCTTCCCGCGTTTTTCGTGAGTTCTTGATTTACCCTGAGGTCTACTCAGATATTCTTTCTCGTTTTTCCGCTGTTGTTATTGGCTTCGGCGTACCCTCTTTTCTGGGGTCAGTGTCCCATGGCTCTAATCCGGTTTCCTGTGACGGGCTCCCGGTGGTCTTGGGCTCTGACCCCTCCCTCCTTTAGGATTTAGCTTAATCCCTCCCTTCGGGGGGATTCAGCCGCGTCTTGCGGTTTTAAAAGGCCCGTCATGTCTCTATCTCAAAATCTCGTTACAATCAATATTCTTGCCCTTGAGCAAGAAACCCGCCACTCAAAGCGCACGGGAAATGATTACAACCATTTCGCTGCCCGTTGCATTGTTCTTAATGAGGATTTTTCTCCGGTTACTGTCGGCACAATTCGCAGTGATGCCATTTCCCCGGAATTACGGGCTAACGTGGCTGTCGGTCTCTTTCGCGCTGTCTTTTCCCTGGTTGTTCCCGATTTCGGTAAAGACCAAGGAAACATCGTTTCCCGTCTTGTGTCCCTGACCCCTGTCACTCCACCTCTCATTCCACCTGCGGCGCGTTCACCTGCAAAGCCTACTTGACAAAATGACGCTATGCCCCTTTCCCTGGGGGCATACCGGCATTCTGCCGTTTCTTCAACCTACTACGTACATCCTATGAAACTCGCGTGTCGTCTCGCTATCGTTCCTGTGGTGCTTGCTGCCACTGTTTCCAGTGTCCATGCTGCCCTTCCTGCTGGCGTTGAAACCGCCATCACTACCGCCGGTGCTGACATGGTCCTGGCCATCACTGCGGTGATCACTGCGTTTATTGCTTTCTGGGGCTTGCGCAAGCTCGCCAGCAAACTCGGCTGGTCCTGATCCTTTTCCCTTTTGCTCCCGCATTCGGGTTAACTAGGTCCCTTCGGGGACCTTTTTTATTGGTCTTTTATGCCTACTGTTCATATCATTGTATGCAACGTACCCCCTAACATTTCCACTAACACCTATGGATCAGCCTGTCCGATATCCGCACGTTCTTCAATTGCTTTTGATTCTGCCCAGCTTTCTGCTGGTCTGGTTACTGTTTCGGTTGATAGGACGCACAATCAAGACTCCTTCGAGGATATGTCTCTTATGTTTGGTTTCTTCATCCTGGCTCTTGTTGGGATATGGGGTTCTAAGCAGCTTCTGAACCTTTTCTCTACTGATACCCATAGGGATTAGGCCATGGAATCCACTGCTTACCTTATCTATGGCCTATTGGTCAGCTTCTTCGCTCTTCTTGGCGTTATCGTTTCCTTTCAGTTCTTATTTCGTTTTATTAGGTGGGCTTTTGCTAGCTCTAATAAGTCATGATAATCCCTCTAGAATATCTTTTTGCTGCTGGTCTTGCAATATGTCTATACGTTGCTTTCCGCTAATAATAGCGCTCTTTGCGCTATTATTCCCCTGTTTATCGTTTTCTCAGGCTTTAGCTACTTTAGTCCCACCCCCTGGCTTGCAGCTTGTTAATGGTGTTACTACACTACCCGTATCCGTCACTCCTGCTGCTAATTCTCCTTTTATCCGGCAGGGCCATGTTTTCGCTAATGCTACCCTTAATTTAGGGTCCCGCACAATTACTGTTCCAGTAGCAATGCGTATTGCTGCTAACGCTAGCGTTTTCGCTGCCACTAGGCTTAATCCCTATGTTGCCGCTGCCAGTTTCGCTGTAGGTGCCTTTGGTTTATTGCATTCCTGGTTTGCTGCTGATCCTGAGGCTCCTCCTCTAGGTCTTACTCCAGATGGCAAGATCGTTAGTCCTTTCTCTAGTCCCGACGTGCTGGCTCCTCTTGTTCGTATGCCTGATACGGGTTATCTTTATTACGATGATGTCTCCCGTTCTTATCGTAACGCTTCTGAGTTGGGGGGTATGTGCATTTCCCCCGATGCTTGGGATGCTAACCTCCTTATCTTCCACACATTTCCTGCCTTTCGTTCCTTTATCTATGCTGAGAACGGCGGGGGTGGTCCTTGTAACCTTACTAACGGTTCCGTCGGCGTCCGACTTGTTAGCGGTTGTACCAGCGGTCCTGGCACTGTTCCTCGTTCTAACTACATGCTTCCTAGTGGGGGCATGGTTGTGCATTTCTGCTCTGTTTCTGCTCTGCGAAACGTCACCTCTTCCACTGCTCCGCCTGCTATCTCTCGTCTTGCATCCCCTGGTCTTGCGCCTATCCCCCCCTCTCTTATCCCCTTTATTTCCCCTGATACCCCTATTGATCCAAACCCGGTGATCAATCCTATTATTCCCCCCCCTGGCTTTGCCGTTAACCCTAGTGCTGAGCCTCGTATCGGACCTAATGCTAACCCCTACCCGGTTATCAATCCCTCCACAATGCGCGTTCCCAATGGTCAATCTGTTCCCGTACCCAATACCTCTCCTCAGCGCTACGATACTCCCTGGCTTGACATAACCCCTACTCCTAGTCCTGCTGATCCTTGGCGCGTTACAGTCACCCAAGTGATTATTCGTAACACTACCAATCATTCTGATCTCCCTGTTGCAGCTCCCCCTCCTGTTGCTCCACCCCCCGTGGTGATGCCTTCAAACTGTGTTTTGTTCCCCAATTCTCTTGGCTGCATCCCTTTGGTCTCTCCCGTTTCTGACATCCTCCCTGTTTCAACAGTCCCTATAGCGCTTCAAATTGGCCCCTCTTTCAGTGGTGGTTCTTGTCCTGCTGATACTGTCGTTTCTCTATCCTCGTTTCAGTTCCCACTGTTTCATTCGGCTACCGCCTGTGCTTGGGTCACTTCTGCTCGCTACGTTATTATTTTATTAGCCTCTCTTTCTGCAATGACTATTGTTAGGCCCGGTGGTAACAAAATCCGTGTCGAATCATCTGCTGATTAAACCCATGAAATACCTCCTATTTGTCTTTATCATGTTCACATCTGTCGTCTATTCCCAGACAGCTCCTCCACCTCCCCAAACTGATTGTCAGCTTTTTCCTAATGCTCTTGGGTGTGCCTCTGTTGCCTCTCCTGATCCTGAGCCACTTCCGACAATTACCCGTGATATATCTATGTTACCCGGTGGTATTTTCTCTTCATCATCTGCATGTCCTGCCGATGTATCCATGCCTTTCCGTGGTTCTACACTTGTTCTTATTCCAATGGCTACCGCATGTGGTTTAATATCTACTTGGTTTCGCCCAATAGTTCTGCTCATAGCTGGTTTGACAGCTATTTTCATTGTTTTACCATCTGACTATTAATATGCCCTTTGCTACTTTTCTCCTTGCTATGGTCCAGCCACTAATAGCGCGTATCCTTGTTACCGTTGGCTTTTCCCTCGTTACTTTCACCGGAATGACTGTTCTTTTTGACACTCTGACTGCTCAGGCTGTTTCAGCGTGGGGCGGTCTCCCTGCTACCATCCTCCAGCTCGCGGGGCTCGCGGGCATTGGTGAAGCTCTATCAATCATCACTGGTGCTATTGCTACTCGTATTCTTATCTGGCAGCTTACGAAAAGCTCGCAGTTTCTCTCTACAAATGCCTAGATTATGATTACCCTCATAACTGGTACCCCTGGCGCTGGTAAGACCCTCTATGCTATCTCCAAGCTCCTGCGTGAGCTGGTAGGCTCTACGGTTCCCTCTATCGATCCCTCCGGCAATCCAGTTGAGGTCCCCCGTGTTATATATTCAAACATTAATGGCTTACTTATCGATCATGTCTTAATCAATGGTTCTTTTGATTCTGGCTTAGCTTCCTGGCAGGACTGGGCTCCTCCTGGCGCTGTGATTTGCTATGACGAAGTCCAGCGTGAATGGCCCCCTCGTCCAAACGGTTCTAAGATCCCCGATTGGATTTCCTCCCTGGAAACCCATCGTCATAAGGGCGTTGACTTTATTATTCTCACGCAGCATCCCATGCTGCTCGATCAAAACGTGCGTGCTCTCGTCGGCCGGCATATTCACGTCCGTCGAATGGGCGGTGCTTCTTTCGCTCTTACCTATGAGTGGGATACCTGTTCCCGTGCCCTCCTCTATTCCAAGGCTCTTAATAAAACCCCCTTTCGTTTTGACAAGTCCGTTTTCAATCTGTATCGCAGTGCTGAGCTTCATACCCCCACAAAATCCCGTCTTCCTGCTTTACTTTTTGTTGTTCTGCTTGCTTTTCTTGCTGCGATTTTTGTTATTCCCACTTTTGTTGATCGTATTGCCTCCAAATCAGATACCCCTGTTTCTGGCGATGGTTCCCCCCCTGCTGGTATTTCACCTTTACCCGGCATGGCCCCCCTTGGCTCCTTGCGCCCCCCCTCTTCTTCATCTTCCAATGGCCGTCGGTATGACGCTACCGACTACATCCCTGTCTATTCGGATAAACCCTATACAGCCTCTGCTTTCGATGCTCTCCGCGTTGTTGTTGCTATGCCTAGAGTCGTTGGGGGTTTTTGTCAAGGTATTTCTTGCACTTGTTACACGCAGCAATCCACTGTTGCGCTTCGCGGTGATCCCTGCCGCGTTTGGCTTTCAGATCCGCCTTTTGATCCTTACCGCCTTCCGCCTGCTCCCTCCAGTGCCGGCTTCCCTCCTCCTCCCGGCTTTGCGCCTGCCTCGTGATGCCCCCCCTATTGATAAACAAACCCTGGCGCGCCTGTTCCGGCCCGTGTTGCGGTCTAAACCCCTCCGGGGACCCTGGTGTACCTCCGCAACGTGGCGAAGCCCTACACCCCTTTGCACTAGCTCCCCTCGCTCGTTTTGCTTGCCCCCCTTGTCCCTCATCGGCTGGCGCTGCTAACAACCAGCCGACCGCGCGCAGCGCGGGCGAGCTGGGGGGCAGGCGGCGCTAATTTATTAATAGGACACATCTCGACCAGCTAGGTCGATGCCTTGTTTTTCAACCCAAAAAAAAACCCCCGCTAGCCTGCAAGCTGTCGGGGGTCAAAGAACAGTCTTAACCTGCTCATGCGTAAATATATCTCTTTACCCGACGGTGGTGCTGTTGAGCTAGAGGGGGACTACCAAGACGATGTCTGGAAGATCACTACCTGGACCTCAAACGGTGTTCTTGAGCGTTCTTCTCGCAAGGTCATAAAGTGGGTTGAGCTCTCAGAGTTTGACCCTGAACACTGGGCCCGTGTGCTTGCCCACACTGCTCCCACCCCTGAAGAGGTCGAGGAATCTCGTCTCGCCAACCTCCAGCGAGCCGCAAGGCGAGCAAAAACAATGTGCCGTAGGGTGATCATTTCCGAGAATTTCAATGAGCTCCTCACGCTCACTTACCGCGAAAACCAGACAGACCGTGCACTCTGCAAACACCACTTTTCACAGTGGTGTCGGCGTATGAAAAAGGCTCTACCCGGCTTTCGTTTTTGTGCATCTTTTGAGAGGCAAGAACGGGGCGCTATGCATGTGCACCTGGCTACCCATCGCCTGCCCCTTCATGCCTCACACAAGGGCACCAAAATCAAAGCTTTCGAGCTTGGTACCCGTATCTGGCGCTCTGTCGTCGGTGCCAACAATGGTATGTGTCATGTCGGTGGCTCTACCCGTTTCGGCGGTCGACGTCGCTCTCTTTCCCTGGCCAAGATGGCCGCCTATGTCTCGAAGTACATCCTTAAAGACTTCCATGAGTCTCCCGACTCTTCAAACCGCTATCAGCGCTCTATCGGTACCGTTCTCCCAAAAAAAGAACATGTGATTTTTTACGGTATTTCCGAAGCACAAATGCTTGAACTTGTCTATGAGTATTTACCCTCTACCCATGTTCATGCTTTTCGGTTCTCTCCCTTCGGGGGCGCTTGGTTTTGTTCCGAATTTGTCCCTCCCCCAACGTAGCAAACACCCCCCAAACACTGCACGCGGCAGTGTTCCTCTATGTCTCTTCCCCTACGCACCAAACACCTCCCAAACACTGCACGCGGCAGTGTTCCTCGATGTCTCTTCCCCTACGCACCAAACACCTCCCAAACACTGCACGCGGCAGTGTTCCTCGATGTCCCCGGGATAGGGATAGTTACCCGAAGGGCTGAGACAAGGTACCCCCTTGGCTCAGTGCGCAGCATATAGCCCGGTTTTTTCGAAGAAAAAAATCCCCCAACCCCTACTTACTATGGTAGTAAAGCTCTTTCGCAAGTGCAGCGCTCTTCTTATCCCTCAAAAAAAGCACTACCCCCACACCAAAAAACTTCTCTTGTCTATAGGGTTTTCACCTATGGTATTTATTTTTCTTTGTTTTACATTAGTAACACCTCCGTCACTCTAAAGCCCGTCATGCTTGCTTCTTACTCCCTTTCCTCTGCTCCTCCATCTGACTACGCGAAGGCTTCCCGCGTTGTTCGTGAGTTCTTGATTTACCCTGAGGTCTACTCAGATATTCTTTCTCGTTTTTCCGCTGTTGTTATTGGCTTCGGCGTACCCTCTTTTCTGGGGTCAGTGTCCCATGGCTCTAATCCGGTTTCCTG